CCAGCTTACTACCTGTAAACAGGGTCAACTGGTTCCTATTGGTATTCAGGAAGTCCTTCCAGGCGATACCTTCAATCACTCTACTAACGCTTTTATTCGCGTTATGCCCCTCAACACACCTGTGATGCACCCTGTCCATGCAAAAATCCATCATTTCTTCGTCCCCCATCGTCTTGTCTGGGAAAACTGGGAAAACTTCATTACTGGTGGCCCCGACGGAATGGATGATTCTGTATTTCCTACTATTAAATCCGCTGGTGGTTTCGCCGTCGGTTCTCTTGCCGATCGTCTCGGCATTACTCCGAGCGTTCCTAACACCGAGGTATCAGCCCTTCCTTTCCGAGCCTATGCTAAGATCGTCAACGAGTTTTATCGTGACCAAGATCTGATTGCAGAACTTCCTTTCTCGGATGCTGATGGTGTTGATACCACTACAAACACCAATATCTTCAATGCTGCATGGGAAAAAGATTATTTTACCTCTGCTCGTCCTTGGGAACAAAAAGGTCCTTCTATTTCTATCCCCCTTACTGGTGACGCTCCTGTAACACGTGTTAATAACGCTGCTAACTGGCAGGTTCGTCTTGCTGGTACTAATGGTCTCGCTGGTGCAACTGGTATTTCTTCAAATTCTGGTGGTTCTTTAGTCGCTCAAACTACTTCTGGCGGTATTTCTCTCGATCCCGGCTCTAATGGTTTAAAAGCTAACTTAAACGATATCTCTGCTGTCGATATGAACGATCTTCGTATTGCTATGGCTCTTCAACGTTATGAAGAAGCCCGTTCTCGTTGGGGATCTCGTTACGTCGAATACCTTCGTTATCTTGGTGTAAAATCCTCTGATGCTCGCCTTCAACGCCCTGAATATTTAGGCGGTGGCAAACAAACTATTCAATTCTCCGAAGTTATTCAAACTGCTGAGGGTGATGATCCTGTTGGTACTTTACGTGGCCATGGTATTGGCATGTTAAAATCTAACCGTTACCGTCGTTTCTTCGAAGAGCATGGTTATGTTGTTTCTCTGCTTATCGTTCGTCCGGTTGCTATGTATGCATCCGGTATTCCTCGTACCTTTAACAAACGTACGAAAGAGGACTTCTGGCAAAAAGAGCTTGAACATGTTGGACAACAAGCTATCCAAAATAAAGAAGTCTATGCTGCTCATGCTACCCCTAATGGTGTCTTTGGTTATCAAGATCGCTACGATGAATATCGTCGTGGAAATTCTTATATTTCCGCTGAAATGCGTACTTATCTCGACACCTATAACATGGCTCGTATCTTCGATGCCCCTCCTGCTCTCAATGGTCAATTTGTTACTGCAAATCCCACTGAACGTATCTACGCTTCAACTGATACGGACCAATTAATCATCATGGCCCGCCACTCAATCCAAACTCGTCGTTTGGTCGCAAAACAAGGAGATAGCTATATCTTCTAATATCACCATACTAAACCCGGATGGCACCGTCTTTGAGACGCGCCACCCGGAATTTCTTCTCTATCTAAAACCACTTGAGGTATCCAATGTCTTCTTTACTTGAAACGTTAAAATCTAAATTCACTCCTAAGGGTCATGAAATTCCTGACCCAACCCCTGTAACAATTCCTGTTAATCTTCGTCGTACTGAAAGTATGGACGAACGCATTGCTCGAATTGTTCAATATTCCCTTTCAAAATCTGCCGAGGAGCAAGGTCTTGAGACCTTCGACGAAGCTGATGATTTTGATATTCCTGATGATCCTATCGATCCAACTACTCCTTACGAAGCCGACTTTGATCTGGCTTCTGTTCATGCTTCTGAACGTGGTGTCGTCCAGGCTCCACATCTCGATCCAAAACGTTATGCGGAACTCCGTTCCCAATACATGGATCCAAAGCCTCCTGAAAAGGCCCCAGAAAAGCCGCAGGATGATCTCCTGTCGTCCGAAAACTCTTAACGGGTCACTTACCCCCCCGAAAACAAATAAGGCCCCTCCATGCGAATGGTGGGGCCTTTTACTTTGCGATCTCGCAAAAATTGCACAGTACATATATACTTGTTCTGTACTGTGCTAGATGACACCAAATAAAAATAAGTTGTTGACAAGTTATAAAATCGGTGTCATCTTAAAAAAAAATCAGATTGCAAGGAGCGATATGTCCCACAGATCGAAAAATAGAAACACTCGTGTCCCAAACACTAACCGCAGGTTGAGTTTTCAAAAAACCTCCTATCCGCAATCTCGATCTCTGCAAAGCCCAACTTTCTCTCCTTCGCCGTTCTTTCCATCAGAACCGGCTTTAAAAAAAATTCAGCGCTTTGCACCTCAGGTAATCCCTGCTGTTATTCACCAGCAGGTTCAACAAGGTCCTAAGCCCTTTGGTAAAATTCCATTACCTGAAAACCCCGCCCAATTACAAAAAGTTCTTTCAACTTGTGTTCGTCGTAATCAACGTCGCGAAGTTATGTTCGCAAAAGGCGGGGCTGGATCCCGTAAAATGTCTCGTCCGAAACATACTCAACAATCAACTGTAAGGTGCTAAAATGGATCCTCTTATTTCTTCCGCTTTAATCGGCGCCGGCTCTTCAATGCTAGGCGGCTTTATGGGTGGTAAAGGCATGTCAAACAAAGAAGCCTTCACCAAAATGCAAGAACAAGCCTATATCTCTCGTACGGAAATTCCTCTCCGTATTCAGGCTTATAAAGACGCTGGTATTCACCCACTTTATTCCGTCGGTGGTTCAACCTTCACTCCTTCAATGGTTACTCCTGAACCCGGCGCTTCTCGTTCCAATATGGCCGATGCCGTATCTTCTGCTGGTCAACATCTCGGCCGCGCTGCCGCCGCTTATCAAACCACCGAGGAACGTGCTTATACAAAAGCTTCTCAAACTCTTTCTTTAGAAAATCAGGCTCTTCAAAATGATCTGCTCCGTAGTCAGCTTACTTCTATTCATACTCCTACAAATCCGGCGTTCCCGTCGGCTTCATCCTTGTACGCCGTTCCTGGACAAGGTGATACCCGACAACTTTCCGGTTTCGATAATGAAGGGGGTGCTGACGCTTCTGTATCTTCATCTCGGAACGGCTCTCTTGCTGTCGTTCCTTCCACTTCCGTAAAAAACCGCATTGAGGATATGATCATCCCCGAAATGCAATGGTATATGCGACAACTCCTTGCCCCTAAAATCAAAGGTTATACTTACAATGGGATTACTGGTGAACTTGTTCCCGATGAAAAATCCCAGATGCGTAAATTCCTTGATATGGGCGGTTGGTCTAACAAAACATGGGGCCGTAAATCTAATTCTGGCCCTTACATCTGGAATAAATAGAAAGGAGGTATATCATGGCTTATGGTCGTCGCCGCAAATCTGCTCGTCGTCGTTCCCGCTCTCGTCGTTCAACACGTTTGCGCCCACAAAAAATTGGGAACCGCATGTAATGCTCTGCAAAAAACCTTATAACGGTCACGGGTGTGGCTCCTGCCGCCCGTGCCGTATTAACATCAAACGTATCTGGTCATCCCGGATCATGCTAGAAAGTGAAACACATGGAGATTCTTCTTTCCTTACTCTTACTTATAATGACGATAATATCCCTCTCACTGATCGTGGTCTTGGTTCTTTGGACCCAAACCACACTAAAAACTTCTGGAAGCGTCTTAGAAAAGCCATCCACCCTATCCAAATTCGGTATTACGCCGTTGGTGAGTATGGCGACGATACTATGCGCCCTCATTACCACGCTGCTTTATTTGGCTTCGCCTGTTTAGGAAAAATTCAACGTCCTGAAACAGGCCTCGAATGTCATTGCAAACATTGTCAACTCGTAAAAAAGAAATGGACCCACGGAAATGTCACGCTCGATGATCTTGTTCCTACGTCGGCTGCTTATATTGCTGGCTACGTCATTAAAAAAATGACCTCCCCTACCGACCCTCGCCTTGAGGGTCGGTATCCTGAATTCTCTCGTCAATCCCAAGGCATTGCCCGCGATGTCGTTCCTGATATTGTAGAAAGCTTATTATCTGAATATGGTCATCTTGCTTTCCAAAATGGCGACATCCCTCATACATTCCTTCGGGGAAATTCTTCTATCCCACTTGGTCGCTATCTTCGTAGCAAAATTCGTAAAGGTCTTGACCTCTACAAAGTCAACCCCGAAACTGGTGAAATCACGTATGGTGCTCCCTATGAAACACTCGAAATCCTACAGGCTCAAAAAGAAGGTCAAGCCGTGCACGACTTGCGCGCGCGTCTCCGCGATCCTTCGGAAACTAACAAAAAGGCGCTCTACGCCGAACTAGATACGTTGCGTGAAATCAACGCTTCAAAGGTACAGCAACGCATAAAAAACCTTGAGGCAAAATTTAACATCTACAACAAAGGTAAAACATTATGAGACGTTCAAAACATTCTCTATCTCACTACCAGCTTACTACCTGTAAACA